TTTGCTGATATGATTCAGTTAACGCATTTAAAACTACAACAGGTGCTATCTAGAATGGTTCCTGACGGAGTTTTTGTTGACGTTGATGGACTTGCCGAAGTTGATTTAGGTAATGGTACAAATTACAATGCCGCAGAAGCCCTAAATATGTATTTCCAAACCGGTAGTATTGTAGGTAGATCGATGTCTCAGGATGGAGGAATGAATCCAGGTAAAGTGCCAATTCAGGAATTACAAACATCGTCAGGTAACGCTAAGATCAGTTCATTGATTTCTACTTACCAGTATTATTTACAAATGATACGTGATGTAACTGGATTGAATGAAGCGCGAGATGGTAGTACACCAGATAGAGATGCTTTAGTTGGTTTACAAAAAATGGCTGCAGCAAACTCAAATACAGCTACACGTCATATATTACAATCAAGTTTATTCTTAACTCTTAGAATATGTGAGAACATTGCTCTTAGAATTAATGATTCACTTAATTACCCATTGACAAAACAATCTTTAATTGAAAGTATATCTATATCTAATGTAGAAACATTAAAAGAAATAGAGAATTTAAACCTACACGATTTTGGTATCTATTTAGAATTAGAACCAGAGGATGAAGAAAAAGCACAATTAGAACAGAATATCCAGGTTGCTTTGCAATCAGGTGGTATTGATCTTGAAGATGCAATTGATATTAGACAAATTAAAAATCTTAAGTTAGCTAATCAATCTTTAAAATATAAAAGAAAGAAAAAGTTAGAAAGAGATCAAGCAAATCAACAAGCGAATATCCAAGCGCAAGCACAAGCAAATGCTCAAGCATCAGAAGCAGCCGCAATGGCAGAAGTTCAAAAGCAACAAGCATTAGCGCAAACAGAGATACAAATTGAACAAGCAAAATCTCAGTTTAAAATACAACAAATACAACAAGAAGCGGAAATCAAGAAACAATTAATGGCTCAAGAATTCCAATATAGTATGCAACTTACCCAAGCACAATTAGGTATTGCACAACAAAAACAAACACAAGCAGAAGATCGTAAAGATCAAAGAACAAAAATACAAGCCACACAACAATCTGAATTAATTGACCAAAGAAAAAATAACTCATTGCCAAAAGATTTTGAATCATCAGGTAATGACGTATTCGGAGGAATGGGATTAGATCAGTTTGGTCCTAGATAAAAAAGCATTAACCAATTTTATAATATTATATCATGTCAGAAAACGTAACACAAGAAGGGAGTTTCAAATTACAAAAAAGAAAACCCGCAATGAAAAAGTTAGAGAAACCTAACGCAATTTCAAAAGTAGATTTAACAACTAAAAAAGAAGAATCAAATGCCGTTCAAGAGCAAAACACAAATGAAAGCATGCTGGGCAGCCAAAGATCCGAAATGGGATTGCAGGAAGTGGTTGAAGGAAACGCCAAGCATGAGCCAGTTGCCGTTGAAGAAGGCAAAGAAGAAGTAGTTGTAATGCACGAAGTAACCAATGAAGAGGTTGCTGCTGCATCAAAAGTATTAACTACAGAAGTAGAAGAAGCAATTCAGACTGCTCAATCAACCGGTAAAGCATTACCAGAAAATGTAGAGAAGTTAGTTTCTTTTATGGAAGAGACTGGCGGAACAGTTGAAGATTATGTTAGATTGAATGCTGACTATACTTCAATTAACAGTGAAGCATTATTAAAAGAATACTATAAAAAGTCAAGACCACATTTGGACGCCGAAGAGATTGAATTCTTAATGGAAGATAGATTTAGTTATGACGAAGACGAAGATGACGAGCGAGACATCAGAAAAAAGAAACTCGCATTTAAAGAAGAAGTTGCAAAAGCCAGAACATTTTTAGAGGAACTTAAAGGTAAATATTACGACGAAATCAAGTTGAGACCCGGCGTTACCAAGGACCAACAAAAAGCTACGGACTTTTTTAACCGATATAACGAGCAACAAGAAGTAGTAGAAACACAACATTCGAAATTTAAGAGTGATACTAAAACTTTCTTTACCCAAGAATTCAAAGGTTTTGATTTTAAGGTGGGTGATAAAAATTTTAGATATGGAATTCAGAATCCAGAAGTTGTGGCAGATAAACAATCAAATATAACAAACCTAATCAAGAGGTTCTTGAATGACAAAGGTGAAGTTACTGATTTGGCAGGTTATCATAAAACTATGTACGCAGCCGAAAATCCAGACACATTAGCAAATCATTTTTATGAGCAAGGTAAAGCCGATGCTATTAAAGAGATTGTGGCTAAATCTAATAACATTACAACAACTCCAAGACAAACGTCAACGGGTGAGATATTTGTTAACGGATTTAAAGTGAAAGCGATTAACGGTGTTGACTCTACTAAATTAAAAATAAAAAGTAAATTTAACAATTAAAAATTAAACAATTATGGCAAATGTAACGCCTACGTTTGGAAGTATTGTTCCTTCTCAGAAGCAACAAGCTTTAAACACAAACTACTTGAATTTCACGGATCCAACTAATCCTGATTTTTCATCTTTCGCACAGCAATATTTACCTGAAATCTACGAAGCTGAAGTAGAACGTTATGGAAACAGAACTCTTTCTGGATTCTTACGTATGGTAGGGGCAGAAATGCCAATGACTTCAGATCAAGTTATCTGGTCAGAACAAAATAGATTACACGTTGCTTACAACGATGTTGAGATTATTGACGGTAATACAATTGAAATTCCAGTTGATCTTACACCGGCAATTCCAACTGACTATGTTGCTAACGTACTTTCTATTAATCAAACAATTGTTATTATGAACCCTGCTACAGGTGTTGAATTAAAAGCAATTGTAACTAGTAAACCAACTCCAGGTAGTGGACTTGTTGATGTTGCTTCTTACACAACAGCGGCTTTAACTCCAACATTTACTGCTGGTGATTTAGTTAAAATCTTTGTTTTTGGTTCTGAATATGCAAAAGGTTCTACTTTAGCTAATGACGATTATCAATCAATCACACCTTCTTTCACTCAATATTCTAACTCTCCAGTTATTATCCGTAACAAATATGTTGTTAATGGATCTGATACTGCGCAAGTAGGATGGGTAGAAATTGCTACCGAAGAAGGTGCTTCAGGGTACTACTGGTATTTGAAAGCTGAATCTGAAACAAGATTACGTTTTGAAGATTATCTTGAAATGGCTGTTGTTGAAGGAGAATTAGCTGCGCCAGGTTCTGCTGCTGCTACTGCTTTGAAAAAAGGTACTCAAGGTTTATTCGCTGCTGTTCAAGAAAGAGGTAATGTATTGAATAACTTCTCTGCTGCTGCAGGTTTAACTGAGTTTGATTCAATCTTGAAAAACTTAGATACTCAAGGGGCTATCGAAGAAAACATGTTGTTCTTAAATCGTGAAACATCTCTTGACTTTGATGATATGCTTGCCGCATTATCTTCTGGAGCCGCTGGTGGTGTTGCTTATGGTTTATTTGAAAACTCTGCTGAAATGGCATTGAACTTAGGATTCTCAGGTTTCCGTAGAGGTTCTTACGATTTCTATAAAACTGACTGGAAATATTTGAATGATGCATCTACTCGTGGAGCTGTTGCAAATTCTGGTATTGACGGAGTTCTTGTGCCAGCTGGTACATCTACTGTATACGATCAAATCTTAGGGACTAACATCCGTCGACCATTCTTACACGTTCGTTATAGAGCTGCACAAGCTGACGATAGAAGAATGAAATCATGGGTAACTGGTTCTGTTGGAGGAGCTTACACATCTGATCTTGATGCAATGGAGGTAAACTTCTTGTCTGAAAGATGTTTATGTGTACAAGGAGCTAACAACTTTGTGTTGTTTACTTCAGTAGTATAATAAGAATACGCATTGTAAATTTTACCCCTGTTGTAATTACGGGGGTAACTTTTACCTTTAATAAAAACAATTAATTAATTATATTATATCATGTCAAAAGAAAAAACAATTACCCAAGAAGCTTGGGAAGTAAAAGATAGAACTTATCTATTAACCGGCGCTCATAGCCCGTTAACCTATACAGTCTCTTCAAGACACTCAAGAAGATTTCCATTACTATGGTTTGATCCAGAGTCTAAAGAGCAAAGAGAACTAAGATACGCAACAAATCAAAATTCACCATTTATGGATGAACAAAAAGGCGAAGCAACTCTTGGTCATATTATGTTTTTAAATGGTGTATTAACAGTACCAAAAGAAAAACAAAATTTACAAAAATTATTATCTTTATACCATCCAATGCTTAATAAGAAATACCGTGAATTTAGCGCGGTTCAAAAAGCAACGAATGAATTAGATACATTAGAAGCCCAGGTTACTGCAATGAATGCTGCAATGAACATGGATATTGATCAAGCCGAAGCGATTATACGTGTTGAGGTTGGATCTAAAGCATCTAAGATGACTTCTAAGGAGATAAAAAGAGATTTACTATTATTCGCTAGAAGCAATCCAAGTTTGTTCTTAGAACTAGCTAATGACGAAAATGTGCAACTTCGCAACTTTGCTATTAAAGCATGTGAAGCAAACATTATTAAACTATCTCAAGATCAACGTGATTTTAAATGGGCAAGCAATGGTAAAAAGTTAATGACTGTACCATTTGATGAAAATCCATACTCAGCTATGGCTGCTTTCTTTAAAACGGACGAAGGGGTAGAAATATTCCAATCTATTGAGAAAAAATTTCAATAACACGTAATACTAATATATAGGTAGTTATTGTACATAGAGTACGGTAACTGCCTAAATATTATAATAAAAATACAAGATGGCTATAAACGTAGATACAGTTTACAAAACGGTTTTATTAATACTTAATAAAGAACAACGGGGTTATATGACTCCTGATGAATTTAATAAAACAGCAACTCAGGTTCAACTTGAAATATTTGAAGGATATTTTGATAGTTTAAACCAACAACTACGTGTACCTGATAACGATAGCGAATATGCTGATCGTGTAAAAAATATTGATGGTAAACTATCTATATTTAAAACTATAAGTAATTGTGGGTGGTTTGGCAACAATCAATTCTTATTACCAACTTCTTCTGGAGCAACTGTTTACACTAACCCAATAATAAACTCTGTTGCTGGGGTAATATCTTACCCGCTTACAAATCTAACAACTCAACAAATACAAACCGGTACAGTTAAAGTTTATTTTGGTGGAGGGGGACAACCTTCTACCGCATATACAATTTCTGGTACCAATATAGTATTAACTTCTGTTCCTGGACCAACTAGTTTTGAAATATTGGTTACCGTGACGGCAAATGATTTTTATAGGTTAGGCACAGTTATTTACAATAGTGATATAGAAGTTCAAAGAATACAAAGGAATGATTTGTTGTATATTAATAGATCACCTTTAACAAAACCAACAACAGCATATCCTTTATATATATACGAAGAAGATAAATTATATATTTATCCAACGACAATTAATGGTAGTATATCTGCGTCTTATGTTAGAAAGCCTAAAGATGTTATGTGGAACTTT